GGATCATCCGTGGCGTCGTTCCATCGGTGTTCTTTCGAGTGATACTCGAATGTCCATCGCGATGTCACTATTCCTCTTCCGGAAAACATTGTCTTCCCAGAAGCCGGATGTGGAGGATTACGCAGTTCGTATGAGCTGCGAGGGTTCATCTAGTGACCCCGACTTCGTCGAGTTCGCTCGTCGCGAGGTCGGTAAGATGTTCCCGCCAGGATGGGATAGTGAACTCTATCCCAATGCTGCGCTGTCCTCCTGCTTGACTCGGAGCTCGTGTGCTCAGTCAAGCCGGTCTAAGGGGGGTTGTAGGAAGTATGTACTTTCATCTGACATTTCTTGGAATAGTCATATGAAGTACGTAGAGAGGGTGCTAACTAGTGAGACGGAACCGGCCCTGCTGCCGTCTCGTCTAGCTGCCGTTGAGACTGGAGGAAAGTGGAGGATTGTTTCCTCTGCCGACTGCCGTATGTCTCTCTTGAAACCCCTCAATACAGCTATCTACAACCGACTGTCCCGCTTCGATTGGTTGCTTCGAGGCGAAGCCAAGGTGAAGTCATTTCGTGACTTCACCCGTGTGCCAGGTCAAGTGTTTGTTAGTGGAGATTATGAATCGGCGACTGACAACCTCTCTATGGAGGTTCAGAAAGCGATTCTTTCATCTCTACTTGACAACGCGTCTTGGGTGCCCCAGGGCATCCGTGATCTGGCGTCTGCAAGTCAGGAGGGTATCCTTTCTTTTGAGGGGAAGGAGTACTTGCAGAAGCGTGGACAGCTTATGGGAAATCTTTTGTCGTTTCCACTTCTCTGTATCGTCAATTATTTAGCTTTCCGTTTCTACACAAAATCTCGGCGGGGAGAGATTCCTGTGAAGATTAACGGTGACGATATTGTCTTCCGTGCTAGCAAGGAGACAGCAGATAGGTGGATGGACGGAGTGAAGGGATCAGGTCTTGTGCTCAGTAGGGGGAAGACCATGGTCCACAGTACTTACTTTTCATTGAACTCCAAGCTGTTCGCGGCTAGGGGTTCCTCTGTTAAGCTTGTACCGTCTATCCGTTCAACTGCGTTCGGTTTCAAGGATGTCGAGGATGGTGTTTACTCTCTGCGGGGTCGTTGGCAGAGAGTTCTCCAAGATTATCCTTGTTCGAAGAGGAAGAGAGTGATTCTTGGAACTCACTTTCTTCGTCTTAATACGAAGTACGTTGTTGCTTCGAGACGCAGCGTTACGAGAGGTCTTGATATGGTTATGCCCTATCAATCCCTCATGGCGTGTAATCTTTGGAGAAGAGAGTGTTTTTACCTCTCATTTCCAAGAGAAGACCCGCTACCGATTTCTCCTAAGGCCTCCTCGAATCTTCGGATTCCGGAGGGCTGGGAGTGTCGTCGTATCGAAGAACCGACAGAAGAGATGCTTTCCGTTCAGAGGGAGATCGGCCCGTTGTTCCTTGCTTTGGCTTGGGAGAACGGCGAAGTCTCGGACGAGGCGTTGGCTAAGGCTCGCTATGAGGAGGCTGTGCGTTTGGCACCATCCTTTAGAGCCGTCAATATAAAGTCGAGACGTAAGCAGGCTAGGCTTTTACGTCTCTCTTTAGCTAACACCCGTAGATTTCTCAAGCCTTCCATTCTTCGGGATGGGAGGGTTTTGAGGGACCCTGCGGAGATTGTCAAGATCTATCGTCCGGGAGGCAAGCGTTTGTGGTTGCCTATCGGGTTTTTAAACCGAGACCAATTCTCGTTAAAGGGACTAGGAACGGTTCAAGAGGAGAAACATCTTGAACCTACGCCGGGATTATTTCTCGGTAGGGGTACGGTGTGGGATTGTTCATCCGAGGACGAACGACCCCGACTCGTTCAAGCTCTTCCCGGTGCCAAAGTAAAACTTTTTAAGGGATACATTGGCATCGGCGCACCTACCTGTTTCTAGCCCCGGGTGGGGCATCCGTACGTATGTCCACCGTCGTGGCACTTCTCA